GGGGTGTGGTGTGGTGGTGCCCCCGTACCAGTCTAGTTTATAGACTATTTTTTAGATGTAGTCAACTTAGATCCTTTAAACCAGGCTGGTAAGCCTAATAAAGGTCTTTTATCTAATGCGTTTTCTTTAGCTGCTTTTGAGTTAGCTTTATTATAATGTAAAAATACCTGTCCACAGTTTTTACCTGTAAATTCTTCTCGCCAATGTTCTAAATCACAACCAGAATAGATTAACATATCACCTGGTTTTAGATCTACTTTGATACCTGCTTGACCTTTTTTACCTGTTGGATCAAGATAGATGGGCCATGGGTCACCACCTAAATTTAATGTAGTAGATATCTCACAAGAATATCTATCTTTGTGACGAGCTAGAACATCCCCGTTTTTATATATTCTTGCATAAGAATATGTCTCTGATAATTTTAATCCTGTATGTTTTTCCATAACAGGTTTTACTTCTTGCAACAATGTTTCCATTGCAAGATCACCATAATGTGAATAAGTATTAGGAACTTGATCATCGTTCCATATACCCCAATATTCTGTAAACGGCGAAATATATCTTGAATCAAACAATACTCTTGCAACGTTTCTTTTATTTTGAAAGTATTTATATACAAAGTCAGCTAACTCTTTTGAGATGGCTCCTTTTAAAACACTATATTTATTTTTTTTAAATGACATTATTTTCTCCTCTGTATTGTAAAACTGATTTTGGTATTGCCTGACAATTCCAATGTATAAACCTAAATGGTTCGTAACCCATGTCTGTTATATATTGATGTGGCATGTACGATGGAAAAAATATCATACGACCTGGTTTAACTTTATAATTAATTTGTGTTGATGCATAACTTACTTTTGTTTTATTTTTTTCTGGTAAAAGATTCATCATATTACCTGCTCTTGGGTCTTCAAATACAGGTAAAGATGTAGCTTCACTTGCTTTTAAAAAATAAAAACCAGAGATATGTCCATTCCAATGTGTATGTAAAGTATGATAACCTGCACCTTTTTGTGCAAATTCTTGTACCCATAATTCTGTAATAAACACTCGATAGTTTGTTAAATCAAAACCCATTTCATTTAATAAATTATGTGCGGTTGCACCTACGTAATTTTGCAGAGTTGCAAAATTAGGATCGCCAATTAAACTTGTAGAATGAAACACGTGACCCATATCACCTTTATTACCAAACTTTTTATTACGTTCATCAATAGCTGGTTTTAATGTTTTCTTTGCTGCTTCGATATATGGGTCTGATGCTTTGTTTAGCGTATCTACAAAACTAGGTTCATCAGCCCACCATATAGGTGATGCAAAATATTGTTCTAATTGTAATTTTTTTGGAAAAGATAATATCTTTTGTTTTTGTTTTTTAGCTTTTTTCTTTTTCATATTCTCCTTTATTTAAATGGCCACCCTAAATTCCAAATCACCAAACTATTACGTTCTCCACTTTTAACTGGACACACTCTATGCCATACAAATGAAGGAAATACAACTAAAGATCCTTTAGGCAATATCTCTTTACATTTAACAGGTTTTCTTTTTTTATCAGGATCTAAATTTCTAAAATCAAATTCTAACTCACCACCCTTATAATCTTTTGGATCTGATAAAGTTACTGTTACTGATAATTTTCTAATTTTACCATGTGATGGATCGTTGGGTTGTTGTCTTATATATGGTCTATCCCAACTATCACAATGCCAATCATAGTATTGACCTTTTTTATATTTTGTAAACTGACAAGACTCAGAAAAGTCCCATTCAAAATTCCAACCTGCATTTGCATTTGCGTGGTGCACATAAGGTTGTATTTCTTTGTAAATCCATCTATCGTTCATCCAAACAATATTAGAATCTCTTTTTGTTTTTAAATCTTTTATTTCTTTTTTATTTAATTTTCTGTCACCATAACCACCAGTAACTGCCATTTGTTCTTGCATTTGATGACCATACTTTACAATGTCATCACAGATACGAGAAGGTACAACTGATTGAAAATACCAATAATAGTTTGTAAGGTTCATATATCTTTATGAACTCAATATAATCTATGAAATACTAATTGTCAACGTACCCGAAGCTGTAAATTTAGCTATTTTATCTCCACCAGGGTGAGTTGACATTGTAGCAGCTGGTCCTGGATTAGAACTAAATGTAACTCCACTTGGTCCTCTAAGAATAACAATTCCTGATCCTCCCGCTGCTCCAGCTCCACCTGCTTGACCACCAGATCCAGCGCCACCACCTGTGTTAGCTGTTCCTGCAGCTCCATTGGTAGCCGGGTTTCCACCTGGACCTTGTCCTCCTCTTCCTCCACCACCAGCTCCACCAGTGTTATTTGGTTGAGAAACAAAAGCTCCACCACCTCCACCACCAGCGTATGTTGTTGATGGTCCTAAAATATCATTTGGTGCTCCTGCTCCACCACCTCCATCATTATTAGAAGTGTCTCCTGCAGCTGTTGCTCCACCACCTCCAGAACCTGCATCAGAAGGGTTTGATGGACTTGTAGAAACAGATGGTCCACCATCATTTCCTTGAGGAGGACTTACAGGAGGTGTATTTCCTGATCCACCTGCTAATGCTCCACCTCTACCTGAACCACTTCCACCTCCAGATCCACCAGATCCACCTACTTGTGAAATAGGACCACCTTTACCACCACCAGCTGAAGTTATAGTTGTTCCTGCATCATCATATGTTAAAACTGAATTAGCACCATTTGCATTTGAAGCTGTTCCTGCCCCACCTGCTCCTACAGTTATAGTATATGATCCTTCTTTAATTGTTAAAGATGGGGCTCTGAGTGGACTAGGTCCATATCCTGATGCTCTATATCCACCAGCTCCACCTCCACCAGCTAAATCTGGTGCACCACCTCCACCACCTGCAACCACTAAATAATCAAAAGTAGCTTGTGATCTAGATGGCCATGTTCCTTGTTGCAAGGCTGACATTTGACTTTGCATTGACCACACACCACTTGCTTTACTTAATTCTTTTACTAATACTATTCCTGGACCACCTGATCCACCTCTTCTACTTGGGGATGGACTTGGTCCATTTGATCCAGGGCCTCCACCGCCACCACTTCCAGTGTTATCACTTCCATTACCAGCAGCTCCACCACAAGGAGCACCAGCTCCTCCACCACCTGATCCTCCACATCCACCTGTAGGGCCAGAATTGGTTCCACCTCCACCACCACCTGCATAAACACCAGAGTTTGGTGCTCCTGGAAAATCTGAACTTATATCTAGTCCTGCTCCACCATCTCCACTAACAAAAGGACTACCTGAAGAATTTTCTCCTGCTCCTCCAGCTCCTCCACCACCAGCACCTTGTGATAATGGAGCATTTCTAACGCTATTTCCGCCAGGGTTTCCTTGAGGTGGACTTACTGGAGGAGTATTTCCTGCACCTCCACATCTTGTAGATGGTGCGCAAGCTGTATTTGCAGCACCTCCACCGGATCCTCCAGCCACACCTGGATTACCAGACGCAGTATTATTAGAACCACCTCCA